TACTAGATATTTTTCACATAACTGCGCTATAGCGGCATAAGTGTATGTTTCGTCTTTATCATGATCAATAAACAGATCAATAATATCCCATTCTTCTTTAGAATACCAATCTAATAGTTCACTAGTATACATTCCTAGTTCAACATTTTTCTTTACAATGTCATATAAAGAAGGAGGACCATATTGTCCATAAACTTCTTTACGTAACATGCTAACACGTTGTTTGCCTGCTACATATTGATAGTTTACATTATTAATTTCTGGATTCTCTGTTTCGTCAACCAAATCAACCATAGCCTTGAGTAATAGTTCATCTATGGTTTTAGTAGTCATTCCATCGTGTAGTTCTATTTGTGCTTTAATTTCAATCATACTAGGACTAACGCCGTCGATACCCTTACAGGAATATGCTACCTGTCTTTGTATTTTCTCTATGTCCATGGATACACGATTTCCATTACGCTTAACTACTGTTATCATTATTATACCTTTTTGTTATCTTAGGTGATATTTACCTGGGACTTGTAAGTTCAATTACATTTTCAAGGTTAAATCTATCATTTATTTTTGAACTAGAAACTGGTCCTTCGTCGTCATAATTTAGCACCCAAGCATCATCTATGCATATTACATTATACTCTTTAGTGCGATTAGAATCAACCATTGATTTGAGTTCTATCTTACTATTCTGATATTTTTTTGTCAATTTAAGAGTCCAACCGATCATTAATGCTTTAGTAAAATCATCATATCTGTTTGATTCGATAATTTCCCAAGGTGTTGGCCATTTTTGTTGATAATATGGATCTATATCTCTGTTATGTGGAATGTATGGAGCAGGTTGCCAGAAGTCCCAAACTGCCTGTAACGGATCAAAGCAGTTATCCAATAGTCTTCTGTGTTCTCTCCACTCTGTTAGTCTTTTGTCAACAGGTTGGTTAAACATAGTTTAGGTCATCAATTTAGTTTGGTATTCAATTTCTAATACATCAGCAATTCCATGCAACACACTAAGTTCATAATAACTACCGTTAAAAGTTATTGTCCACTCAATTGCTCCATCTAACAGACTGGTAAAACTATAATTATCATTTATATAACCTTGTTGAGATGATAATACATCAGCCGCTACAAATATCTCAAGTGTTCCTGCTCTGTTAATCTGAGTATTAGTACATGATATTATGTATTTTATATTTAAATGTTGTGATGTATTAGTAAATGGAAATTTAAATAACTTTGTATCAACACTGGGATTGAGTACAGCATATGAAGGACTGCTACTATCTATAACTGCTTTTCCACCTATTAACGGTTTATATATTCCTATTGTGGTATTTTTATTTTCCCATTCTTGCCTATCAAAATAATCATTAATAGACGCATTAGTATCATTGATAAAAGTTATAACAGGAGTTACCTGTGTACTTTCATCTCCACTGGAATTACCTACATTATAAAATTGATTATTCATACTGATATTATAAGTACCCAAGGGTGATCCGTTATCTCCAATATATATACCTTCTTGTTCAATGTCTTCAAATCTATTGTTCATGATACGAGCATATCTTGGACCAACATCAGCACCTGCATCTTTTGGGTCATTAAAATTAACACCGCGTATTAAATTATAAAATTTAGAATTTTGTATAACAGTGTTTATTATATCATAATTTGATTTGACACCACTATATAAACCATCAAACACACAATTATCAATTAGAACATTTTCAGATGAAACAGTTAATGCACCGTTTCCACGAATGTCAATCCCTGAATATTCCTCTGTTGCACCATCATTGGGCACATGATTACCGTTAAATCTAACACGTTTTATTAAAGCATTTTCAGAACAGTCAATACTGATCAAACTATATGCATTGGCCACATTAGTGAATGTGTTATCAAATTTTAAAGTCATTCCTTCAATATGAAGAAAATTAGGTTGATCAATTCCAGAACTAATTCCATCATCAAATGTAGTACGTCCTTCGGAGGCGGCATCAGACCCTACAGTTTGGAAAGCATGAACTGCATCTGATATTACATTAATAATTGTTTTTCCTATACCTTCACCTACAATGGTAGTATATGCTGGACAAAATATAGATGTATCTATATTATATGTACCTGCTGGAAAATACAATACCTTGGCAGAAGTTAATCCATAATCGCTAGAATCTTTAAGTGGATCTAAAAATAAATTATCTACGGCTTTTTGAATTTTATCAGTTTCGTTACCAATTCCGTTGACATTAAAATCAGCGATACTAACAATGTCGTCTACTTTTTTTCTTAATAAACGCTGATAAGGAGTATAGGAGCCCGGAGGGGAAGTAATTCCATTAATTAATCCAGTTGACGTTTCGCTTCTATATGTATAGTAAGTAGAGTCTAATGTTTGATTTATATTGAAAAAATTTACAAGATCGTTTTCAGTTAGTATCCTAACATTTGCATCTCTTGCACCACCGTCGTCCCTACGTAGACCTATAAATAGGTGTTCGGTGTCAGCGGCCCAACCAAATTCTCCGCCTGCTAATGCAGGAACACCAGTTTGATTTTCTTGCCCTCTACGTACTTGTATTCTACTGATTTCCACTACGGCCATAATAATATCCTCACTATGGGATATTTATCATGAAAGGGCTACTTAATCAGGGTATGGTATTCTTCAACTTTGGTTAACCAGGCATCTTGCCATTTATTAAAATCTTTGGGTTCTAGTGTAAATTGTTGATATTGCAAATCTCTACTGCACATGAAAATGTGTCCTTCTCTAATGTCAGTACCGTAAACTTCATTATGTGCTAATATATAGGCCATAAGTTGAATGTAATAGTCATCTACCCATTCTGCTTTTTTAGGCTTATTAGTTTGTTTGTGATCAGCAATACACGGATTACCTTGATAAACACCAATTAGGTCAGTAGTACCACTGTATAGTCCGGGAAAGTAAAGACTTTGTTCCATGGCCCAAACTTCACTCATTTTACTAAGACCGTTTTCAATAATGATGTCAGCCATTTTATTAGCCTGTACATGTACAGGATTACTGCCTGGCTGTCTTTGTTCACCAATTAAAAATCTTTCTAAATTGGCATGCATTGCTGTACCAACTCCTGCTGCCTCTGTAGTAATTTGCTGTGCCTTATCGTGTCCGATACGATTACGCCATGCGTTAAGATGAGTTTGATCTTTAGTAGCACCTAATATAGTAGTTACACTAGGTAACTTTTCACCATCGGGTGTTCGATAAACTCTTTTACGAGTCACTGGATCATTAATTTGAACACAGTTTTTGTATTGGAAACGTTCAACGAACGCAGGAGGAGTATAGGTTGTTGTCATATAGTGTTAATTATAACACTTAACAATCAGTATAGCAACTATTTGGTTATAGTTTTGGCATTCTTAGATGCCATGGCATCAACGGCTGGACTTGTGCCTGGCGCAGGTTGTGCTTTATCTTTGTTTGGATTTACTGTTTTAGTTTTAAGTAATACAGTACCATCATCTAATACATCAGAAATAACATCACCTGCTGGATCAACTGCATTTTTAAGTGCTATCAATCCATCCGGTGTACTTATTCCTAGACCAAATGGTTTTAAGATATTCATTACTACAGAAAAAGGTAATGTAGATGATTTATCTGCACTATTGGCCTTACCTTGTAATACGGCCAGAACATCTCTGGCCGATCCAAGATCTACTTCAAATAATCTCATTATTTTGACAATGAGTTCATGATACTATGTGATTCAGCCAATTTGCGAGCAAACTTACTTTCACGCATTTCACGACCAGTTGTCCCCATACCTGCTGCTGCATCTGCTGCACCAAATTCATCTCCGCCCGGTGCTGGATTCATTGCATCAGGTGCACCAATATCCATACCTGGTTCTGGAGGCATTTCTGGTTCCATTCCCATTGCTGCATCTGGAGTAGCCTCACCTGCTAATGTTGCTACAGCACCACTTACTGCTTCACGTTGTTGAGTTAGTGTCTCGAGTGTAGCAGATAGTGCCGGGCCAACTGATGCCTTGAATGCTTCTGCTTCTTGCGCTCCAAAGTCTGCTTTGATTGCATCGGCTAATTCAATCATGGTCTTAGTTTGATATTGACCAACACGTTGCATCCAACTGGTAAAGTCATTGACCATATCACCTGCTGCGGTAATGGCCTTAGCTTTACCTTCTTCATCTTCTTGCAATAGATAGCCTAAACTTTCATTAACAAATTGAACATTATGTTTGAATGTACTGAAAGCCTCTTTAACTTTCTTTTTCTCATCTTTTTTAGCAAATGGGTTTACACCTTTCTTAGGTGCTGCTCCTGTCTTCTCATCTTTTTTAGCAAATGGGTTTACACCTTTCTGAGGGCCTGCATTCTTGTCAGCAACTGCTTTTTTCATTGGCTCTTTTCTATTGCGATTTTTGTTTATGTCTAGAAAGTCTGGTTTAGATTTTTTACCTTCCATGGTACTCATGCACTCTTTGCAATCGCAGTCCTTAGAATGCTTGCCGGCTTCGCCTAGTGGCTTCTTGTCTTTTTTAGCAGGCATTGTCTTTGCTGGACGACGTGCATCTTCCGGTGGCTTCTTATAATCAGATTGATTACCATATGAACTGCCTTTAACTGTTCTACTTGGTAGATCAGACATTTTAACTTCTTGCATGTTGCCTGCCTTCTTAGCAGCCTTCATACGGCTACCCATGACTTCGTCTTTGCCTGTTTCAACGTTGCCGTCACCGTCATAGTCTTTGTCAGCCATAGCGCCTTTGGCTTTTTTAGTATGTTTAACATCACGAACACCTTTTTTGGCCTCGCTTAGTTGGTCCATTTTGTCACGTAATTTTTTGATGTCTTCGCCTAGCATTTCTTTAATCCTTGTATTAAGCAAGTCCAACATGGCCTTGTCTTTTTGATATGTTTCGTTGGTTAGCAGATCATTAATCCCTGCTGAGCCTTCCTGTTGGAAAACGCGGGTGCGTAATCTATTACGCATATCTTCTAGTTGTTCTCTAGAATAATTTTCTAACTTAACTCGAACACCAAACATTTTGCTCATGTTTTCGTTTAGTTTTTTGCTGGTTAGCGGAATTGTAAAGTCACTTGTTTTCATAATTAATCCCAGAAAGATTTATAGTCTTATTTAGCCAATTCGTATCAGTTTGTCAAATCCTCTGACTACTGTACGTTTATATTCTTCTTTTTTATAGCGGGCAATTTTAGATTTAGTAGTCATTACATCTGCACGATCAAACAACTTTGATTGTATGTTTTTTTCTGCTAATTTAACATGCAATTCTTCGTCAAATAATGCATATCCATACCCTTTATCAGCATTTAATAGATCAGAATCGGTTAATTTACCCAATGCTAATTGGTTAGCCAGCACCGCTGCTGTTTGTGGTAAGTTTATCATGTCTATTAATATTTCTTTTTCAAAATCTAATATACAATAAAATCCATCTTTTTTCTTTTTAATAGAATAATGTCCTACATTAATAGATCCGTCTTTACTTTTTAAAGGTACAATAATACCCTTATGTCGCAATTTTTCTTTTACGTCTTTGCTCAGTTGTTCTATTTTTAAATAGACATCATCAGTCAGTTGTTTCATCTAATTTCTTTACTATAGTTTGGTTATCTTTACTTATTGCGTAAATGCCTTTACGGACAAGGTTCTGAGCCAACCATTGGTCGTGCTCATCCAAACTAGTAATAGATACGCTATCATTATGTCTATCAACAAAGGAAAGTTCTTCATTAGTGAGAACAATGTGCATACCTGATAATAACTGACCTATTTTCATACTTGTACAGCAGGATTAAGAATTTGTTTTTGTAACTCATCATATTTTAATTTTAATGCATTAAATTGATCAGACATAGATTTCATATCTTGTTGCACTTCTGGACTTGGTTTAGATGGAGCAGCAGTCGTTGCATTTGGTTGTTGATTACCCAAAGTAGGCTGTGATGGTTGACCTGGTGTTGTAGGAGGTTGTCCTGATGGTGGTGTTTGCCCCGGTGTTGTAGGAGGTTGTCCCGGTGGTGATGTTTGACCTGGTGTTGTAGGAGGCAAGCCATTAGTACCAACTTGATCTGTTGTAGTTCCTATTGGTGCTACTGCTTCAACTAATTCTGATATTCGCATATTATTTTAACAAATCAATTAATGTTTCACTATGTGCTGTAACCCAACCTAATGCTGCTATTGCACCTGCACTAAGATATACCCATTTTGTTTTAAATTGCTCAAGGTCTTTAATTTTACCCGCCATATCACTGTGTTGATCAACATTTGCTTGATGCATTACAGCAAGTTGATCCATGATACTTTCACGTGTCTTATCTAGACAATCATGCATATCCTTAACATCAACTTTAAGATCATCGATCTTTTCTTCAATGTTATCTACTTTTGTTTCCAATACGCTAACACGTTCTGGAACGGTAGCAAGTGTTGCTGTTGCCATCTAAGGTCTCTCCTTTAGGGTGTACGAATTTCCAACTAGTTGCCTAAATTGTGCCTTTGATTGCCTTGATGACTGTATTCTTGGAAGACGCATCTATTAGTTCGAAAATGGCCTTCTCGATATTTATCGTTTCTGTTAACTTTTCAATAAACGGAACACCTTGTATATCTTCTAACAAGGATCCTAATTCGTCTTTATCATTAACATATACTCCTGTTCTTTCAGGATTAAATCTAAATGTCCATACAGCATGTTTGCCTTTGTGTTTAGATCCAAATCCTAAATCTTTAATATCTATAACAATCATATCAGGAGAAAAGTCATACATGATGTTTGACCTTAATTCAAGACATTGTTTTAATGTAACAAAATTCCTATGTTGATCGTGCTCAAGTTGCGTTCCTTGATTGGGTCTTGCGACGTTGGTGTTTGTAATATCTATTAAAGTTTTTATTTCAATGGTTTGCATAATATACCTATATAATATATTTATGTCATAAAAAAAAGGAAGTTAAAAAACTTCCTTCTTTATTCTTTAATTAATGTTAAAGTGCGACACCGCGTATTTCTGCTGCCACTGTTGTAACAGTGTTAGAATATCCTTGTAACGCACCTGTGCTGGTAGCAATTGCAACTATTGATTGTTGGCAGGCCGATGCAAATGTTTCAGTATCATTATCACTGTCATAGTCTGCTGTACCAAATGCCCCACCTAATGCTGCTACAGCAATACTCAATGTTGTAGTAGTATTGTATATCGGAGTACCAATAATTTCAATACTGGCTAATTTAGCAACAGCATCTAATGCTTGTACCACTGGGCTTTGTACACCTGCTACTCTTCCTAACTTGGCTGTTAGATCTGCATTTGGAAATGTGATTGTTAAAAATTGTAATGTAACACCATTCTTGTATGCTGGTGCAATTAGCGTTTCATGTGTTTTGGTAGCTCCTGCCATTTTGAAATCTCCTTAATGTTTATATTTAGCAATTTTAGTCATAAAAAAAGGGAGTTATGAAACTCCCTTTCTTCATAGTACCTAATTAATATTAGGCTAGTGTGTATCCACCCGCTGGTGTTAAAGCACGGGTTGCTGAGTTTGTAGTAACGGTGTATGTACCAGCACCTACAGCATCAACTAATGCATCATGCAATGCACCAAATGCGCCAGTAGTAGTTGCGCCACGACCCATATTGAATGTTGGCTCATCAACCATGAAGCAGATGTTGCTATTAGTTTGTGAGCTAATCTGTAATACGCTGCCTAATGCTTGTACTGCCTTAACTGCTTTAGAATAACCGCCTTCTGTAATTCCACCATCAGCACCAATTGTATCAACTGTGAATACGTTTGATTCAGCAATTTGAATAACCAATGGTTGATAACCGCTGAAAAAAGATCCAGCTACTACTCGTCCGTGTACTTTTAATGCTCTTGTTGCCATTTTAAATTCTCCTAATCTTGTTTTTAAGTTTCCCCATGAAACTTTGTATGTTTTTATTTATCTCGATTAGAAAAAAATTGCCCAAATGGCTAATTAATCGTCGTTTTTGACATCACCTTCAATAATTTTTAGATGTTTTGCAGTTTCTTTGTTATCACGTAACTTACGTATACTACGAGTAAACTTACTAGAGTCACCACCTTTTATACTGTTTATTAGTCTACGTTCTAATTCATATGCATCTTCTGGAGAAAAGTTTTCTTTAATAAGTGCTAACAAATTGATTGCACTGTCAATAACGTGTGTGGCCCTAGCTTCAATTATGGCTTCACTATTTTTCTTTTCCGATATGGAATTGAGTTCTTCTAATAGACTACGAGTTGCTCTTTTCAAGATAGTATCCTTGTTAGTGGTATTTAGTAAATTATAACATAGATGTTTGGTAAAATAAAGTATTATAAAATGTTGCATTGCAGCATCGTTCCTATTATAATTAATAAATACTCAGTAGAAACACTATTAGTGAAAACACTGAGTCTCTACAATATTTTAACAAACAGGAGAAAAATATGTTAAATCAATTATCTGAATACTTTCACAAGATGTTTCAGAATTTTAGTAAGCCACAAACTTACAGTTCCGCATTAGAGGAATACATTGTCAGACATGCACCAAAAAATTCATGTGATATAGATCGCTTAACTCGCCAATTTGAGTTGCAACAAACAGGTAAGGGATGGTAATCATGAAAATAGTAAAAGCAATATACAATTTTTTTGGTGCAATGGCTCAGGCCAATACTGCTGCAAATATGGCACGTAACGGTGATCACAAAGGTGCCCAACGTCTTATGATGCAAGACTTTAAAGGCTGGATTTAATTGCTCATATAAATTGCAATATAAATAACAATACAGTATAATATACTGATACACATTAACACAGAGGAAATAAAAAATGTTTAATAAAATGTTCGCACCATATCTAACACTTGACGCACATATCGAAGCGTTCCAAGAAACCAAGCGAGGCCTAACAGATAAGATCATCACTGATCCCACGCTGAACAAGGCTGCACACGATTATATCGATGCTCAGACTGAATTTGCTAAAATGTTAGCACATAACTTTACTGACATTGCAAAGTATTCTATGGATTCCATTGCTGGTAAATGGTTTCCTAAGAATGAAGAAGTAGTCGAGGCTAAGACTACACGTAGCAAAACAGCCGCTGCCTAAGACATACACACACAAGGAGAAAATTATGTCAAACACAATTAAAGCACCTGAAGTAAAATTCAACAAGAACGGATATGAAATCCGTACAGACATTCTAGACATGGCTAAAGGACTAGTTAGTGAAGAATATCACTCTAAGTTTCGCGGCTGGGAAATGTCAGTTGCCAAGGACGAAAAAACTGGACAAGTTGTCACCAGAATAGATATGCCAGAATTTCCGGGACTTGATAAAGTTCTAGAGACAGCAGAAAAAATGTATTCATTTGTTAATGCTGGTAGTACATATAAAAAATAATATAATAAAAATATATAGGACGTAGTCCAGAAGCCCCGGCATTAGATCGGGGCTTTTTTACGACTCTTTAGATTGGTTGGCTACGTAGAAATTCAGGATGGCGTTTATTGAAGTGACGCATAATAACACCTGCTATCTCATGTGCTTGATTTTCTTCAGGACTACCAGTAGTACCACTTTCATCATTGAGTTCATTACGTATATCTTGTTTAAAATGAACTAATTCGTGTGCTACTGTACGTAAAATGTCTACAGGATGTCGATTAAGTATAGCCACATGTAAAGTTTTTTCATCATTAACATACATACCAAAACTTGGTTGTCCACCTGCCTCTATATCAGATTCAAAGTTCATTTTAGGTAGTCTATCAATTTCTAAGATTTCCATAGCCAAGGGAAGAAACTTTTTAAACATATCAACAAATGTTTCTTTAGATTCACGACCTTCGGTTAGTAACTCTGTAATCTTCATAATATGTATTTAGTTGCCGGTGACTTTCTCCGGCGCACACTAACGGGGTGCAGTCTTATTCATCCGGACGCCTTTGCCGTGGCTTCCAACGGAACCTAAGGTAGGTGTTCTATGCTGGACTATATGGGTTACGGGGTCTGTCCGTACCATCATCCTCTGGATATACTGGATATTCGTTGTACATTATTGACACCAACTTTGTTTAGCATCACCGTAATATTCACGGGCAAAGCCATTGGCAATCAATCCAGCACGTAGGCTCTGACCATTAATTAGGATATCACCTAAGACGCGGCCGCCAAACTTGTCCCAACCGTACATTGTAACTTGGAACTTACCACTTTGTGCAACTGCTTGATTAATAGCATTTTTAGTAAATGCTGTTGCTTCTTCACCACGTCGTGCCTCACTTGGGCACATTGCTCTATGTCCTTTTTCAGGAGTATCAACACCAAACACACGAATAGCCAATTCTGGCTTGAATGGTGCTGGTAAGAATGGCGCAGCAATAACCACAGTGTCTCCGTCAGTGACACGCAGGATCTGTGCGTCGTAGGTTGCTGAATTCTTTGGCACTTTTCCTTGTGCAAATGCCAGCAAGGGAATTGCCAACAATAATAATAGAAATTTTTTCATGATAGTCCTTTAACTACCATTATTTATGTTATCTACGTACAAAATGATAGTCGCCGTCTGGACCATTATTGCAGAATATTCCAAGGCAATCAAATCCTTGTTCGTCCATATACTTGATAACTTCGTCACGTAATGGAGCGCCTTTATTATATTCAACAACCTGTAATTCTAATATAATATGTTTGATATTTTTTATAGTTTCTATTGAACCTTTAAGAACATCTAATTCAGCACCCTGTACATCCATTTTAATTAAATCAGGAATTGGTAATGGTTTTAATCTAACCAAAGCATCAAGTGTTACAGATTTCAATCTGCGACGATGTGATTCATTGAAATATTTAGATGCTTCGGGATTAACATCGGAATTTTCTTTGTAATAACTATTGCCGCCTGGATGATAATCGTTTTGATAAAAATCTAATTCTTTACCTGTTTCGTCACTAAGCAAACCAATATGATATTTTAATCCTCGTTCAGCATATAAGAATTCACAATCCTCTACTGCATCAAACACCACATATTCTGCATTGGGCCAAACACGCTTCGCTTCATTAGTCCAATGCAATACAGATGCTCCTACATCAAATATAACTTTTGGTTCAAACCCTAACTCTTTTAATTTAAAAAGATAATTTGTATGATCTATTGGAAGTAAACGGTAACTTTCAAGTTCACGTAATCTTGCCTTGATATCTACTTTTACATCAGTTTCTATGGCTTCTATACTGGTATCTACATTATATGTAAAACTTCCTGTATGACGACACAATATACTAGGATCTGCCCATAATTTAAATTCTTTTTCTCTAGCTTTCCTACAGAAATCTACATCTTCTGATACAGTATTACTATGATCAATTGCACTATGATATTCGAACTGTGGATATCCAATAGTCTTCATTACTTCTGCTTTAATAAGCACACATCCAAATCCGGCGCCCGCTATTTCTACCAATGGTCTGCCTTTAAGTTTTCCGTAAGGCATATTACTAACACCACCGGTTGAAGTTGGTTCATAAATTTCAAGTATATGCTGTCCTGGTTTACGTTGTATATATAATCCACTTACAAAATCTTTATCATGAGATAATAATTTTATCAAAGTATCGGGATTAAATGATATATCACTATCAACTGAAAATAGATAATCAAATCCCTTGACTACCCAGTCTGCTATAAGATTACGAACCTGATCTACATTATATCCAAAGAAGTATTGAAAAGTTGTTTCGTATCCTTCGGGAACAATGAGATCATATATACTTTTGAAAGTATCTGGTTCTATATTACGTGCTGTAGGAATGGCAATTAGAATACGTTTCTTAGTTGGAGGGATTGCTTTTGCTGTTTCTTCTATTAACCATTTTTGTTGTTCAGCCTCTCTAGCAATTTTGTCATTCAATTGTGATTTAATACCATCGTATATTATTTTTTCACGTTCTAGAAATCCTGCTGTTATATTTCTATCTGATGTTGTAGCAGCAAATTGTGTAAAATGTTCCATGTTTGTTATAAGATAATTTTTCTTACCCTGAATTAATTGTAAATTGAATATAAAATCATCACCAAAATAGATATCAAGTCCATCTGGAATGTCTGTCCACGAGTCCTTATGCATAAACATAAGACAACCAAACCCATACGTATGTTGACCCGTCCAAGGTATAATATCAATTGTTTTAGTTGTTACTGGAATTTGATTAAAATCCGACACCCCGGGATATAACCCAAATATTCCTTCATCTCTTGATAACAACCCTTGTAATTTGATAAACACTTTTGTATCAAATACAACATCGTCATTAACAATACATATTCTGTTATTTCTTGAATACTGAACTCCTAAGTTCCAAGCTGGATTTACATAGATATTCTTTCCAAAGTTAAATATTCTAATTTTGGCATTGGCAAATACAGTGGTTAACGGTCTTTGTGAACTATCATTATCAATAATAATAATATCATCCACCGAAGGGCAGTCACATAATGTTTGTAGAAATTCTACAAATTGATCTGCAACACGCCACATGGTAGGAATAATAATAGAATATTTTTCTATTTTGTTTTTACTGATTATCTCTCTTGCATTTTTAGTTTGCTCAGAGCCATTGATCTTGTAATCATTTAATGGACTAGCATCGTTATAATTATATACAATATCTTGTATACATTTTACTTTATTAGGATCTGCTGCTTCTATCAATGCATAAAATACACTGCCATCACCACCGGCCTTATACCAGTTTCCATTTAAATCTTGAAATTGACTATCGGGTATATTATTAATTAGATGTTTACTAAACGTTCTTAAATGTGTATAGGGTAATATCCAATTAAAATGATGATCTCTATATGTTTTATTTTGTTTTACTTTTTCAGGGTATGGTTGACTAATTAATGGAATATTATCAACCATACTCCAACATGATCCATATGTAAACTCTGTGGTGCCGTCATATATAGAATTATAATGAGAGAATACAGTATTATCACCGATTAAACTATCATCACCATCAATTAGCATTACTATGCTATCGTTGCTAACCAATGATCTAATATTTTGTACTTGATTTCTAACAGCACCAAAATTCTCATTATTAGATATAACCATAAATTTATCTCTAATATCATTAGGAAGAATTTTTAATGTTTCTAATATAACCTCAACACTATTATCAGTACTTGCATCATCAATTAAGATGTGTTGGTAATTGTCATAGTCTTGTGTGGCTATACTAGTTATACAACGAGTAATATAATTAGCACAATTATAAAAAGGACTAACTACTACAATTTTTTGTTCGTTACCTGATTTATAATTTTCTAATTCAATTGTATTAGTAAATCTTCTATTCCATACTTTATGCACTTTGTGATTAATCTTTGATACAGCACGATATTCATTTCTAGGCAAATATCCGCCTAGTTTATGTACCATGAATTGTTTCCATTGTAGTGCAACACTATCCCACCCTGCTATATCTTTAATGATGTTGCAGTAGTATTGTTTTTGTTGGTGTAGATATTTGTTATGATATGCTTGTATTGTTAAATTTACAAATTTATCAATTTGTTCAGGAACGTTGATGTCTGGAAATAGTCCATTAGGTTCAATTGCATAATCTATTAGATAACATGCACCTTCTAATGCAATTTCTTCTAATGCTCCAAATCTACAAGTAATGATAGGAGTATTGTATAGTAAACTTTCTAATGACGATATACCAAACGTTTCAGGAAATAATGCAGGATATATCATATAACTAGCAGATGTTAGTATATCTGCAATTTCTTTCTGAGATATAACGCCTGTATATTCTATACCCAGTTCTTGATTAGTTGGATCAACAGACATTATACGCCAATCTTTTTCTTGTTGATCAGGTTCCGAATTCTCACTGAATCTATAGTAACCACCTATAACTTTTAATTTAGCATTAGGTATCTGTCTTTTAACACGTGGCCATATTTGTCTAATTAAAGGAACCATACCTTTGGTTACACTGGCATTGTATACAAACAGATTTGGATCTTTGGCGTTTATATCAATTTCTTTTCTATAATTGCGGGCACCATTGCGTGTAATAAACAATTTACGTTTTAATACTTCAAAATTACGTCTGCGTCCATGATGACAGTTTGCTATGTATGTTAAATGAAAATCGCTAAGTGTGAATACATCTGTAATGCGATTTTCAACAGCAAGTTCTTCTATAAGATTATCACCTAGGCAAAACGTATCATGCATCCATAATATACGCATTTTAGCCTTGCTAACAATTCTATCGTATAAATTCATACTTTGGAAAGGCATGGCCCTATTATCACTTAATTTAGGATAGTCCTCAGATTTGGTAAATGGTATTACTGTTCTAGAACTTATCACAATATCAAATTCGTGATTTAGTGACAGATCGTTGAGCGGACGATATACCACCCCATCATAATTTCCAGACTGGGCGTGATCTATTCCACAATTATTAAAAATGGTAACTGAAAACCCAATTTTATTGAGTTCTCTGGACATAAGTGTAACTGCACTTTCACTACCACCGAGTCCTTGATTATCTACAGTATTACCATCGTATGGTATACCAATTATATCTATAATAGCAAGTTTCATATGCTATTAATTATACATTCTTTAATCCTAAGGTCAACTTATTTGAGTTGCGGTGCGTATGTGGGTGGAGTAAATGCTGTGGTATAACGTGCTATACCATTGGTAATTCTCAAATCATCCATATATCCATTCCAGGATAGATTGTTATATGATTTACCAATATACTTAAATGGAACTATTAAGTCTGTACTATTTGCAATACTAGAACTAGTAGTACCATTATTATACATGGTTAATACTCCACTATTTCTAACCACTGCTATATGTTGCCATACATTAAGTATTACAGTAGCAGTTAAAAGTGTTGTTACATTTTCTATCCAAGCAATTTGCGGACCTGCTGTTAATGTTGTTCCATTAAATCCAAAACGTATTAAACCTGCACCATCACCAGTTGTTCTTGCATCTAATAATGCAGGTGCATTACCACTATTGTATGACGCCAATGGATACATCCACATTTCTACAGTAAAATTAGCATAACCTAACGCAACTGCTGAACTTGTACTTACTATTAATCCAGTTCCTGTTGTTCCATCAAAATACATACTCATGTTATTGAATTTTTTAACAGAAGATGCTAATCCCGCATCTCCGTCAGTGTATATGTCAGTGTTTGATGATGCATCAACAATTACAGAATTGGTAAAATTAAGTAATAAATTAGTAGCAGTTGAATTAGCAACTACAGGAGCAAGTGGTATAGTATATGATGTTGAATTATCAACAAATACTCCAGTTGAAAGGAATGTATGTACAGTATATCCACTTATATTGGTTGTTATAATGTCACCACCAGTTGCTCGTTGTGGGCCAAAATATCGTACAATAACACAACCCGAACCACCATTACCACCACCTCCGCCTGTGTAACCACCACCACCGGTGTTTATACCGCCATTTCCGTTAGAACTTGGAAGATTTCTACCAGAAGTATTACTTGCATAGTTAGTTCCAGCACCACCGCCAGTTCCACCCGCAGCGCCAGGGTTAGAATAGCCACCACCACCACCTGCATAATAGTATCCTAATCCGTCTATATTTGATAGTGCGCCTGGGCCACCAACTCCAGCGGCATCGTTGGTATTAGCACCAGCACCTCCTGCGCCACCACCGCCACCGCCGCCAGTACCACTAGTTACGCTGCCTCCATTATATCCCTGAGCAGGAACAGTAGGAGGAGTATTACCAGTTCCACCGTTTTTTGCAGAAAGGTTGGAACTTGCTCCACCACCACTACCGCCATCACTACCGTGTGTCAAATACTTAGCGGCGCCACCACCTGCAGATACCAAACTAAGTCCACCACCTACTATAGAAGAATCTACACCTTGTCCTTCTGCCGCGCCGCCACTACCAACTGTAATTGTATAAATCGCACCAGATTGTGTGGTAATAAATGTACCTGTTCTAAATCCACCACCGCCACCGCCACCTCTACCGTTGCCGCTGCCCGGTGCGCCACCACCACCTGCAACTACTAAGTATTCTATAGTTGAGCCTGCGTTAATACCAGAGGCAATAACACTATCAGATATTATACCCTTTAATATTCTCAGATTAGATAAGTAACCCGAATATGTATTAAGTGTAGATACAGAAGATCTTCCAATTGTTAATGGATAACTAGCAGCAGTAGTAACAAATGACGATGTAGTAGTTGCTGTTGTACTTAATTTAAATCCATTTATATATATAGTTGTGGTTTTGCTACTACTAGCAAATGTACATGCTACATGATTCCATGAATTAGGTTTAACAGAATTAGGCACAGTACCTAAAGGAAAACTAGCGGAACCATTCATCATAGCCCACGATAAAACTCCGCCACTTGTTAAGTATAGTGCCATTCCGGATACAGCAGTATTACTTATATCTGATGTTCCAACTAATCCCATGGTTGAAGCAGTAGATGAAGGATATATCCAGCCTTCTATGCTATAGTCAGTGGTGCCATTGTGCAAATATGTCCAATTAGGTACAACATTGGTGCTTGTACTTATTACGTTAATATAATCAGTAGAACCATTAAAGAATGTACTTCCACCCACTAATATAGCATTGTATGAACCAAAATTAGAAAATGGTGAAAACTTCTTAACAGCAGGCTTTCCTTTAGGTATAATTGACCAATTGTAAGTACTTAACTCATTAAATCCACTATTAACACATGTTAGCAGTAATGTATTTTCTACTAGTGGTAATGGACTAATAGAAGGAGTAAATGGTGCTGTATAAGCAGCAGTTCCTTTTAATATACGTATGTTTGATAAGTATCCGCTAAAATAATTGTTCGTATCTCCCATACCTATAGTTAAACCTTCATTAGTACCGCCATATAAACTTGCCGAACTTATAGTTGGAGTTCCTGCTATACCATTTAGGTATGGAGTAAATGTTGATCCATTACGTACTAATGCAAAGTGATACCAGCGACCTACTACTACAGTACCCATTGATACACTACTGGCTATTCCTGCATAATTACTTCCATTCGAACTAAGAGAATATTGTAAGGTCCCGCTGGACACTCCAATTCTCCAAATAGTGTATTCATGTGCTATTAACATTCCTGACGATACACTATTAAAATATGCCCAGCCTTCAATAGTAAAATTGCTATTAGAACTTAAATTTAATCTAGTGGTGCCATATGATGCACTATTTGGTATTAACAGATAACTGCTTCCGTCAAAATATACACTCCAATTTTTAGCATACGGATTAAATGATCCTTGTGAGGGATTACCATTGTATAATATTGGATATGAATTTGTACTATTATCTGTAAATTTAGTATTACTTAATGAATTACCATATACCAATGCACCTGTACTGGTAAAGACATAAACTCTATAACCACTTGTGGTAACTATAGTAGGAGAACCGATAATACTAGGCATAGGGTTATTAGATGATTCCCATAATATCGAAATACCCGAACCGCCGTTGGTAATACTGTTTGCACCGGCTCCATTACCAGTATTGCTTTCGCCGTTTCCACCGCCACCACCACCTGTTGCATACGTTTTTGAATATGTTGAGATTGGAGTATTAACTAAAAGCCCTAATCCGCCAGCACCACCAGTAGATCCTGCACCGCCTGCACCGCCACCACTACCATTTACCAGTAGGTAATTACCACCACCTCCAGGATTTCCATAGCCGCCTGATGCCGACGAAGGTTGCAGGGCTATTCCTCCGGCCGTATTGCCAAACCCATTAGTACCACCACCGCCTCCACCTGAGCCACCAGCACCACCCGCACCGCCACCACCAGCACCACCGCCATATGCTATTTTATTTAAATAAGGACTGTCAAGTGTTGTATTTCCACCTGTTACTCCAGTACCACCTGCACCAACTGTTATTGTTAATAAACTACTAAGATTTGTTATGGTAAAAGTACCTGTAATAAGTCCACCTGCACCACCTGCACCACCGGGACCTGAACCGCCTTCTGTACCACCGCCACCCCCGCCGACCATTAGATAACGTATAATAGGAGATGTGTAGTTTGTACTTGTTGAAGAGGGTATTGTTGCAGTAAATGAAAGTCCTCCAGTGGTTGTAAATGTATGATAAACATAATTTGACACTGTTGAAATAGTGCCACCGGTGGCTAATACATTAGTTCCAGAGTATCGAATTATAACAATACCAGATCCACCTGCC